CTCTTAATGATTCTGTGCCTAATTTGATTTGAGCTTTAACATCTTTTAAAGGGTCTACGCTTTTTTCATATAAAGCCTGTAGTTTTGTTTGTAAATCTAACTTTTCTCCTGCTTTTCTAGTTGCTTCTACATCAATAACTTCATTGGCTTTATTAAGCTGCACTAAATATTCTGTTAAGTCTGCCTCTCTTAACATTATCAGTTCCATCTCTGCTACATTTCTAAGCCTATCTTCTGCTAATTTACCTAAGATAACTGAATCACTAGGATCATTCAGCTTTGCAATTCTTTCTTCTGATTCTGCAAGTTTAAAATTTTCTTGTATCAAATCTGATGTTCTTTGTTTTAATTTTCCTAATTGTTCACCAACAATTTTGTTTTCCTCTCCTTTAAATAATTCAGTTCCTCTTTTGCTTGTAAAACCTGAAAACTTATTGGCTCTCCTGTCAGTTATATCAATAGCTTCTCCTCTTTCAACCATCATGGCTTTTGCTGCTGCTGTAGCAAAACCTGTAAGTTTGTCTGTAAGAATCTTTAAATTATCACCTAAACCAGATTTAAACACCTCATCACCTAATTGTTTAAAAGCAATGGTCATATTAGAAGTTTTGGTGCTAAGATTATCCATCTTAGTTTCCATAGCACCACCAAACCTTTTTTCTAGTCCTGCTTGTAAAGCATCTGTAATTATTTTTGCGCCTTGTGCTGTTTTGCCAAAGACTGCTATATCGTCTTTAGCTAGACCTAATTCTTCTTGCAATATTTTTAATGCAGGTATACCCCTATCACTGAGCATATTTAATTCTTCTAGTCCAAGACCACCTGCTGCTGATCTTTGTACTGTTCTAACTAATGCCTCAAATACACCTAATTGATCTACAGATACCGATGCTGTATCAGCAAAGGTTTGTAACATTTTGTTTGTGGGTTCAATACCTACAGACTGTAATGCTATAAAAGCTTTAGTGACTGTTTCTACTTGAAAAGGTGTGGTTTGTGCAAACTGTAAGACTCTACCCATTGCTTCATCACCTGCTCGCATACTTCCAAAAACTACATCAAGTGAATCTTTTAAGTCCTCAAACTCCATACCCACTTTAGCCACTACAGTAGCAACTTTAGCTACAACTGCTGCTAAAGCTGTTGCGCCTAATGCTGCTTTTTTAAATGATGCAGACATATCTTTGCCTGCCTTTTTAGAGGTTTTACTTGTTTTTTCTAATTTTTTATTAGTGTCGTCAAGTTTTCTTTTAAGGTCTTTAGTTTCAGCCTTAATTAATATTTTAAGTTCATCTACTGTAGCCATCAGTCAGGGTATAACTCCATTAAATCTTGTAATTCGTCATTAGTCATAGGTTTTTCTTTTTCTGTAGTGTTAAATTGTTTAAAACCTTTCATGGCTTGATACATTTCTACAGGAGATAAGTCCCAAAAATCCTTTGGTCTCATTCCAATCATTCCCATACAAATTTGCATATAAACTATCCATTCTATTCTTGTATCGCTTGTGGCTTTTTTGTAGTTTCTGTCTCCTCAGTTTCTTCAGGGTCAGAAAGCGTAGATGCTAAAAGGTTTGCAACCACAGTTGATGATTCAATTAAGCCTGTGCCTGACAATATAGATTTAATTTTTTTTTCGTCAAAGTCATTACCGCCACCTCTGAGAGCATAACGTAATACTACTATTAAGGTTCTAAGTCTTACCTTTGCTTCTGCTATGTTAGAAGCTAACTCAAGAATCCCTGCATCCAGTTCATCTTCTATCTTTACCAGTGAATCTATGGTCAATCTACATTTATAAGTTTGACCGCCTAACTCTATCTCAATCTCGCCCTTTAGTGGGTTTGTCATCTGACTTCTCCTTTGTTGTACTTGCCATTGCAAGTTTGATTGTAATAATGTCATCTCTTCCATCTACAGAACTAGATAACACCTTATAGGACTTACCATCTACTGTTACGTCAGATGGGTCTTTTCCTAACTGGTTGGCTACTTCAAGGACATCCCCATTAAGCATAGCAGGGATGTTGCCTTTAGCACCTTTGACTTTTACTGATTGCCAAGCCATTTGTTAGACTGTGGCAAACGTAATAGCACCTGCACTTTCAAAAGATACACTGTAAGTTACTTCACCATTGTATTCACCTGCATATTCAAGCGATGTAATCTGGAAAGCACCTGTAAATGTACCAAAGTCAGGTACTAGGAATTGATAATTATTTTGTGTATCAGCTAGTGCGTTTGTTTTCATAGTTGCTTCACTTGCTCCGTCTGTAAAGACACCGCTACCTGAAACACTAATAGATTGCACACCTGCATCTGCTAACAAAGTTCTGTTGTTAGAACTGTCTTTGTTAGTTACGTCTACTGATTCATTGTTGACTGTAAGACTTGTTGATCTTAAGCCTGCTATTGTTGTGAAAGTTTCAGGTGAACCTGCGTTACCCACTTTCATAAGCATTGCACTACCTTTTTGTGCTGCCATATTTATACTCCAATTGAGAAAGCATTAGTTATTTACTTTCTAATTAAACAAGCCAACTGGCATCCAATTTTATTAGTAACAGCTAGTTAAGAAGTTCCTAATATTATGGCTCGGAATCGCATGACTCCGTGCCTAGTAATCCCATCAGGGTCTACTAAAACATCACCAAATTCAAACCTTAGATTAACTAAGTTAAATCCAGTAACACTTAAACTGTAATCATGCAGTAAATCGTGAATCCTGTCCATGATTTGTTTGGTTTCTTTACTGCCTTTGTACTGTGACCATATATCTAAATTGATTGTATATTCACTGCCATCTACGTCTTTTGTAGAATAATCTATTGAACCATCCCTTCCCATTGATACAAAAGGATAGCTGTTGCCCTCTTGCACTTCATCATATATACCTGCACTTAAAGTATTTGTAAGGTTAGAGTCTCCGTTTAACCTAGAGTAGATAGCACTTTGTATAGCGAATTGTCCTAATGCCATTAGTCTACATACCCTCCCTTCTTAAATATTCTTTTGATCTTAGGTCTGTTTCTTTCCAAAGCAGGCTGCATAAAAGGTCTAGGGTCTATAGTAGATGTGCCAAACTCTAAATAAGGTGCGTATGGTGCAGATGCCACTATTTGTCCTATAACTGTAGTTCCTTGCTGTTTTACGCTAGAGGTAATATTACTTACCAAGAATCCTGTATCAGATGCAGGTGGCTCGCCTTTTGCTGATGCTGTGTGTTGCCTTCTAGGATTGTACTTTTGATAAGTAATACCAGTACCACCTTTCATAATACTTTGTTTAGCATGACCTTCTACTATCGTGGTTGATCTTTGTACTAACTGTTTAAGATGTTTTTCAGGGTTATCAACCATACGTTTCTTAAGTTTCTTTTGAAAACCTTGTAGATTTTGTATGCCACTCTTAGACATTATCCTGCTACTCCACGTTCACATTCAACTTCTAGGTATCTATTTCTATTATCTATGTTCTTTATGTATTTAATGTTGTAGTTATCACTATCGTAACGTATGCGGTAATTAGTACCTATATCCCTTCTGTAACGTATCGTAAAGATATGAGTTGTCTTTTCCTGTACTTGACCTTGCCTAAGCGTTTCATTGCCCCTAGTGGTCTCTATATTAGCGTACAGGTTAGATAGCGTTGTGTAGGCTTCTGTTATACCACCGCCTGCATCTCTAGTATTTGTGGGTTTTTGCAATTCTATTTCAAATCGCATTTTGCCTATACTCATTAGCCTAATGACATTAATGAACTTGAACCAAGACCACCATGTATGACGTAAGGTGCATACAAACTTTTCATAAGTGTAGGTGCGCCCTGTGCCTCGTACATATCACCCCTATGCTCATACATATAAGCTATATGCTGCAACATACCTAATCTTATCGGTTCAGGTATAGCATAAGCAGTTGTATAGCCTGCTACATAAACAACCTCTATGGCATTGGCTACTCTTAGTGCTGTAGGAAATGTTTCTCCAGTTCTAAGTACGATTCTTGCAGGCTCTCTTTGAGTATCTACATAATACTTAGAAGCTGACATAGTTGTAGCAGTATCGCTATCGTTATAAGTCTTAACAGACGTAACGCTAATTACAGGTGACTTAGGCAAAACAACGTAGTTCTTGTAATAGTTGATATCAGGTGCAGTTCTCATACCTTCCCATAGAGGGTTTTCTGTATCT